TGGCTCTGGCGCGGTCCGGCGGGCTCGTGGCATGAGCCGCGAACCGACACAGCTCGAGCTCCTGTTCGCGACCCGCGGTCCGCGGCGGAACGCGTCCGCGGTCGAGCGGACGATCCGCGCGCTCCGGGACGCGGAACGGCTCGAGGCGATCGACGCCGCGCTGATCGCCGCCGCCAGGTCGACCGCTCGAGCGCTCGATCACGCTCCGAACCCGTACGTGGCGGGAACGGTCGCGCGGGTTCACCTCGAGGCGATCCGGCTCCTCGCCGGACGACCCGCTCCGGAGTCCGATGAGCTCGACGCGTTCCTCGCCTCGCTCCGCTCCGCCCCGGTTCGCAACCCGGCGGAGTGAGCATCGTCCCTCGCTCGGTGGCGCGGTCGCCCGGGTCGGAGCGATGCTCGGAGCTCCGCCGCTCGCGTGGCAGTGGACCGTGCTCGACACAGCGCTCGAGCTCCTCCCGGACGGTCGTCCCGCGTACCGGGAGGTCCGGGTCACCGTCCCGCGTCAACAGGGCAAGACAGCCGGACTGATCCTCCCGGTCGTCGTACACCGCGCGCTCGGCGGCGTGGATCCACGAGCTCAACGGATCCTGTACACCGCGCAGGACCGCAACCACGCGCGCGAGAAGTGGTCCGAACAGGTCGAGCTCCTCGACCATTCACCGCTCCGGCGGCTCTACACGGTCCGCCGGTCGAACGGCTCCGAGTCGGTCCGGTGGCGGACGGGCTCGACCTACGGGATCACCGCGTCCGGCGAGACGTCGGGTCACGGGTTCACGCTCGACCTCGGAGCGATCGACGAAGCGTTCGCGCAGGTCGACGACCGGCTCGTCCAAGCGTTCCGCCCCGCGATGCTCACCCGTCCCGCGGCTCAGCTCTGGGTGGTGTCGACCGCCGGGACGGACGAGTCCGCATTCCTCCGGGAGCGGGTCGACGACGGTCGAGCTCGGGTCGAGGCGGACGAGCGGACGGGCGTCGCGTACTTCGAGTGGTCCGCCCCGGACGACGCGGATCCGGACGACCCGGCGACCTGGCGCGCGGCGATGCCCGCGCTAGGGACCCTGATCGACCTCGAGACGGTCGAGGCGGATCACGCGGCGATGGACTCCGGCGAGTTTGCGCGGGCGTACCTCAACCGGTGGAGCCCGGGCGGGGCTCCTGTGTTCAGTCTCGCCGAGTGGGTCCGGTGTCTCGACCCGAGCTCCGGATCCGCGGCGGCTCCCGCGTTCGGGCTCGACGTGGCTCCCGACCGATCTCACGCGTCGATCGCCGCCGCCGCGGGTCGACCGGACGGGCGGATCCACCTCGAGGTGATCGACCGCCGTCCCGGGACCGATTGGATCGTCGCCAGGGTCGGCGAGCTCCTCGAGCGACACAAGCCGGTCGCGATCACCGTCGACCCGTCCGGACCCGCGGGCTCGATCGTGACGGATCTCACGAGGCTCCCGCGGATCGCTCCGCTCGTGCTCGTGACAGCTCGTCAGTACGCGGCGGCGTGTGGCGCGCTGTTCGACGACGTGGCGACCGCGCGGATCGCTCACCGCGGACAGCCCGCGCTCGACGATGCGGTCGTCGCAGCTCGTCGACGGAGCTCCGGCGATGCGTGGTCGTGGGCTCGTCCGGTCGGCGGCGTCGACCCGAGTCCGCTGATCGCCGCGACCCTGGCGCGGTGGGGGTGGTCGACCGCTCCGCGGCTCGTTCCGACGATCTATTGACGCTCCGGACGAGCTCCGCGACCCGCTCGAGTCGACTTAATCCAGCTGAATCGGTCCGCCGGCGACCAGGTTATCGACCTCGAGCGGGCGTCCGACCCGTTGACGGACGGGAATATCGGTCTATGGTGCCGCCGTGCTCGAGGGGTTCGCGGCAGCTTGGCGGCGTGTGTGGGCTCCGCGACCCTCGGAGTCGGACCTCGAGGGGCGGATCGCGTACGAGTCGTCGCGTCCGGTCGGGCTCGCCGACTACCTGGCGATCCCGGCGATCGCCCGGGCTCGTGAGCTCACCGTGTCACTCGTCGCGGAGCTCGAGCTCGTCGCATGGCGGGACGGGATGCCCCTCCCGGAACAGCCGCGGATCCTGACGCGACCACAGCCGGGTTCGACCCGGGACGCGTTCCTCGGGACGGTCGCGGGCGAGCTGTTCGACCACTCGAACGCGTTCGTGTGGCTCCCGTCGACGGGACGCAACGCGGACGGGTTCCCGGACGTCGGGGTCGTCCTGCCGTTCGATCGGGTCGCGGTGAGCTGGGACCCGTCGGGACTGTTCCGCCGGTACCGGGACGTCGTGCGCGGCGTCGACCTCGTGCCAGGTCGGGACCTCGTTCATGTCGAGCTGCCAGGTCGTCGACCCGAGGAGCTCCTGATCCCGTCGAGGTTCGACACGAACGCGGACGCGCTCGACCGGATCCTCGCCGCCGAGCTGTACGCGTCCGATTGGTTCGAGAACGGCGGGATCCCGTCGATCGTGCTCAAGTTCGCGGGCGACATGAACGGTCCGGACGCGCTCGCCGCCAAGAGGCGATGGATCGACAACCACCGCGACCACAGTCCCGGCGTGTTCGGAGCCGGGTGGGACGTTCAGGAGATCAGCGGGAACCCGGAGTCGTCGCAGCTCCTCGAGACACGACGGGCGGGCGTGATCGAGTGCGCGCGGATCTGTGGGGTCGTCCCGGCGGAGCTCCTCCTCGTCGAGCTCGGCGGGAGCTCGCTCACGTATCAGAACGTGTCCGGGATGCTTGACACGTTCGTCCGGGTGACGGTCCAGCCCGCCTACATGAGCCCGATCGAGGCGACCCTCTCGGATCTCGTCCCGTCGACACAAGCCGCGCGGTTCGAGGTCGGCGAGCTGTTCCGGCTCGACGAACAGACTCGGATCACCGTCGAGTCGGCGGCGATCGACGCGGGGATCTACACGCTCCCGGAGGTCCGGCGGGGTCACGGACTCCCCGAGGAGTCGACGCCGCGGATCCCGGCGGAGCTCGCTCCGACGCTCCGCGCTCCCGAGGAGGTGACGGTGTGACGGAGCTCCTGACGCGCGAGGCGGGCGGCGAGCTGCAGGTCCGCTCCGAGGCGGAGCGGATCATCGACGTCCGGCTCCTCCGGTGGGGGGAGGTCGCGGACACGCCACAGGGTCGGGAGCGGTTCGTCCGCGGAGCGTTCCGCGGGATCGACCCCGGGACCGTGACGCTCGAGGCGATCGGACCACACGGACCACAACCGGGCGTCCGGCTCGCGGGGCGGGCGATCGCGATCGACGAGCGGGACGACGGACCGTACGGCTCGTTCAGGGTCAGCCGGACCCGAGACGGCGACGAGCTCCTCGAGCTCGCGCGAGACGGCGTGTACCGAACCGTGTCCGTCGTGTTCGAGCCCGTCGAGGGCGGGTCCCGGATGGGGCGGGACGGAGTGATCGAGCGGATCCGGGCGAACCTGCTACGGATCGGAATCGTCGAGCGCGGAGCCTACACGGGAGCCGCGGTCCTGGGAGTGAGAGGAGCTGTCGACATGCCAACCGAGACGAACCCGAACCCGGAGCCGGAGCCCGAGCCCGAGCCCGCCCCGACCCCGACCCCGAGCGCGCGCGGAGCTCGCGTCGAGGTCCTGGCGCGGTCCGAGGAGCTCGAGTCCCTCCGGACCGACATGCTCGAGCGCATGACGGTGCTCGAGGCACAGGGTCGCGGGAGCTCGGTCGGCGGACCGCTCGCGCGGTTCCTGACGTTCGGCGACTACCTCGACGCGTCGTACGGGGACCCGCTCCTCGCTCGCGCGCTCGCCGACCAGCTCACGACGGACAGCCCGGGAGTCGTCCCGCCGAGCTGGGTGTCGACGATCGCCGGGATCGGGACGTTCAGTCGTCCCGCCGTCACCGCGCTCGGCGGACCCCGCTCGCTCGGGGCGTCCGGGATGGAGCTCGACTGGCCGTACCTCGACCCCGCGCTCGACCTCGACACGATCGTCGCGGCACAGCTCGCCGAGAAGTCCGAGATCGCCTCGGTGAAGGTGAAGATCCTCAAGGGGTCGAGCCCGATCGTGACGGCGGCGGGCGGCTCCGACGTGAGCTACCAACTGATCCGCCGGAGCTCGCCGAGCTACCGGGAGGCGTACGTCCGGATCCTGACGCTCGCGTACAACCGGTTCACGGAAGCCCGGTTCGAGGCAGCGCTCGAGGCGGGAGCGACCGGGACCGCGGTCCTGGCGGCGGGAGCGGACGCGAACGCGGTCCGCGCGTTCCTGTTCGAAGCATCCGCGAAGGTCAACGCGGCGACCGGATCGCCCGCGACCGTCGACCTCGTGGCTCCGGACGAGTTCATCCGGGTCGGCGGGCTCCGCGACCTGGCACCGTCGATGTACGGGACCTCGAACATCAGCGGGACCGCGGACGCGGCGTCGCTCCGGATCAGCGTCAACGGGCTCCCGGTCGTCGAGGCTCCGTTCCTCGCCGCCGGGACCCACCTCGTCACGAACGGCGAGGCGGCGGGGTTCCACGAGGACGGACCGTTCCCGATCTCCGCCGAGGACGTCGCGAAGCTCGGACAGAACGTCGCGGTGTGGGGGATGTTCGCGGACGCGATCGCGATCCCGGCGGGGATCGTCAAGAACACGCTGGTGACGGGGCTCGCCGCGAACGCGAGCAAGAAGTAGCTCCGCCCCATGACGGAGTGGGTCACGGCGGCGGCGATCCTGACGCGCTCCGGTGCGTCGAGCTCGCCGTCCGCCGACGACACAGCGTTCGCGGAGCTGTGCGCGGGAGCTGTGAACGCGGGGATCGACGACCGGCTCGCCGACGTGATCGCGGACGGCTCCGTCACCGGGACGGAGCCGGAGCTCCTGTGGCTCGCCTCGCTCGCCGGGATCGAAGCGTTCAAGCGTCGCGAGGCGGTCTACGGGATCACCGGGTTCGTCGACCTGCAAGGGGCGGCGATCCGGGTCGCCCGCGACTACCTCGAGGCGGCTCGACCGATCCTCAACCGGTACGCGACCCCGGGGATCGCGTGAGTCGACTCGCCGGATCCCGACAGCTCATCGTCGACGCGCTCGAGGCGGCGAACCTCAACCCCGCGACCACTCAACAGTGGGCGGCTCCCGCGGTGATCGTCGAGCCCGGGGATCCGTGGGCGGCGGTCGACCTCTCGCTCGGACGCCGCCGAACCGGTCGGTGGCTCCTGACGATCGTCACCGGTTCGACCGACACGGCGGGAGCGTTCGAGGAGCTCGCCGAGCTCGTCGACCGGACGGACGCCGCGCTCCTGACGGTGCCAGGGGTCGAGCTCCCGACGTGGGCTCGACCGTCCGACCGGAGCCTCGACGGAGCGCTCCACGCGTCGAGCTCCGCGACCATTCAGCTCCTGACCCCACGACCCGAGGAGGTGCTTCCGTGACAACCCCGCTGTTCATGCGTGACGTATCGCTCACGCTCGTCCTGTCCGCCGGGACCGCCGCGGAGTTCAACTGCGACGCACACACGGCGGAGATCGTCTCGACCCCGGGCGACGAGGTGAGCTACGCGACCCTGTGTCCCGACGGGTCGTACACCGAGATCGGGCGGACGAGCTACGCGCTCCACATCGTCGCGGCTCAGGACTGGAGCTCGACCGGGCTCGCGCGGTTCCTGTGGGACAACGAGGGAGCGCTCGCGACCTTCACCTACCAGCCCCACGGGGCGGCGACGGTCCCGTCCGACACGACGCCCGGGATGACGGGCTCGGTCCGGCTCGTCGCTCCGAACATGGGCGGCGAGGCGGAGTCGTACGCGGAGCTCGACGTCACGATGCCGTGTACCGCGAAGCCCACCCTGGCGGTCGCTCCGTTCCCGGCGGGACTCGAGGCGGCGGCGGCGGAGCTCGAGCCCGACACAGCGGCGGCGTAGCGGTGGTCGCGACCGTCGGACCCGTCGAGGGGGTCGACGAGACAGCCGCGGCGTTCGACAAGCTCCGCGACGATGTGCGCGACATGCCCGCGACACACGACAAGATCGCGCGGGCTCGCCTCGGGTCGGTCGCCAGGTTGACGCCCGTCCGGACCGGCGAGCTCCGCGGGTCGTGGGACACGGAGCCCACCTCGAGCGGGAGCTCGATCGTGAGTCCGCTCGCCTACGCTCCGGTGATCGAGTACGGCTCCGCCGCGCGCGGGATCAGCGCGGTCGGCATGGTGCAGCGGACGCTCGAGGCGGACGCGACCAAGATCGCCGACGAGTACGCGGCGTCGATCCTCGAGGCGGGGCGGCGGAGGGGGTTCCCGATTGAGTGAACCGCGGCTCGTGACGCTCACGCTCCCGGGGATCAAGTCGCTCACGATCCTCGAGATCGCCCGGGCGTCGGCGACCGCGCATGTCACGCGCTCGGACACCGCGCGGCTCCTCCGGACGATGCTCGACCCGGCGGCGGATCCCGCGGAGCTCGAGCTCGGAGCGACGCTCCTGTACGCGTGGGCGTGGCAGCTCGTCCGGCGGGACGAGCCCGGGACGACCTGGCAGGACGCGCAAACCTGGCGGGTCGAGTTCGACCTCGACGCGACCGCGACCGAGGCGGACGAGCTCGCCGAGGCGGAGGAGGTCGCGCTCGTCGAGGCGGCGATCGCCACCGGGCTCCCGCTCGCCGAGGCGGGACGGCTCACGATCACACAGGTCGCGGTGTACGCGGACGCTCGCGACGAGCTCGTCGAGCTCGAGCTCGCCGCCGCGCGGGAGCGGTAGCGTGCCAGTCGGACTCACGGTCCCGATCAAGGGGGACACCGCGAACCTCGACGCCGCGCTCGACAAGAGCGGTGGCTCCGTCAAGGGGTTCGGCGGGATCCTCGGAGGGATCCCTCCGGTCGCGCTCGGGGCGGCGGCGGGGGTCGGGATCGCGGCGGCGGCGGTCGTCAAGCTCACCGAGGCGGCGGCGGCGGACCGCGATGAACAGGCGAAGCTCGAGCTGGCGATCAGCGCGGCGGGAGCCGCGACCGCGACGAGTACCGATCAGGTGAACGCGGCGATCGCCGCGGGTCAGGACCGCGCGTTCACCGACTCACAGACACGGGACGCGTTGACGTCCCTCGTCACTGCCACCGGGGACGTCACGACCGCGACCGCGCTCCTGTCGGACGCGCAGGACATCGCCAGGTTCGCCGGGGTCGACCTGGCGGTCGCATCGGACGCGGTGGCAAAGGCTCAAGCCGGACAGGACGGACAGCTCCGGAAGCTCGTCCCGGGACTCGCGAAGGGAGCGACCGCGACCGACACGATCGCGCTCGCCTCGAAGCGAGCCGCCGGACAGGCCGACCTCTACGCGAACAGCACGGCGGGGATGGGAGCTCGGTCGGCGGACGCGTTCGCGGAGATCGGCGAGTCCGTGGGATCCGCGTTCCTCCCCGCGCTCGATGCGATCCTTCCAGCGCTCCTCCCCGTGCTCAAGTCCCTCGCCGAGCTCGTGTCCGCGATCCTGCCGTTGATCATCCCGTTGATCAAGATCCTCGGAGCCGCGCTCGGGGTCGTCGCGAAGGTCCTGTCGACGGTCGTCGGGTGGCTCGTCCAGCTCGTGACGTGGCTCACCCGGGCGATCGACAAGCTCGGGAAGTTCCTCGACAAGATCAACCCGCTCAAGGGGCTCAAGCTCCCGTCGCTCCCGTTCCTCTCGAGCATGTCGGCGGCGGCTCCCGCGGCGAGCGCTCGAGGAGCTCCGGCGGCTCGGGGCGTGAGCTCGGGCGGGATCACCGTCAACGTCACCGGAGCGATCGACCCCGAGGCGACCGCTCGCCAGATCCGGAAGATCCTCGCCGGACACGCGGTCCGGACGGGCTCCGGGGCGGCGATCTGATGACGGTCCCGACTCCGATCGTGTGGATCGCCGACGAGCTCGGGCGGGTCGAGTGCCAGGTCTTGAGCGCGGCGGTCGTCCACGGTCGGGACGACCCGACGAGTCAACCGGTCGCGTCGACCGCGACCCTCGAGCTCGTCGGACCGCTCCCGCCGACGGCGGTGATCGGTGCGCGGGTCGGGCTCGAGGCGGAGCTCGACGGGATCCGGTTCCCGCGGTTCGCGGGTGAGATCACCGACCTCGGGGTCGGGTGGGACTCGGTGGACGACCCTCGTCCGCGGATCATCGCGGCGGGCGACCTGGCGCGGCTCGGTCGTCGACCGGTCGGCGATTCACCGTGGGGTCAAGAGCTCGACGGAGCTCGGATCGCGCGGATCCTGACGCTCGCCGGGTTCCCGCCGGATCCGCTCCTGTCGGACCCTGGCACGGTCGCGGTCCTGGCGCGGGACGTCGACCGACAGCCCGCGCTCGCGCTCGCACAGGGGACCGCGACCGACGGAGCCGGGATGGTGTGGCAGGACCGACAGGGGCGGATCCGCTACGCGGACGCGCTCCACCGCCGCGGACAGCCGTTGACGATCGAGGTCCGCGCGTGTGACGTCGGGCTCGGGGTCGGGTGGGCGGCGTCGCTCGAGGGACTCGCGAACGAGGCACACATCCGGTACGGGATCGCTCCCGACGGCGGCGAACAGCCCGAGGTGGTCGCCCGGGATCAGGAGTCGATCGACCTCCGCGGACTGTTCGGAGCGAGTCTGTCGACCGAGATCGCGACCGCCGTCGACGCACAGCGGCGGGCGGACCTGACGGTCGCGCGCCAAGCACAGCCCGCGTGGATCCTCGACGGGCTCGAGCTCGATCTCGCGATCCTCGACCACGACCGGACCGCGGAGCTCCTCGAGGTGGTCGAGGTTCACGAGCTCGTGTCCGTGACGGGACTCCCGGCGGGCTCACCCGTCCCGTCCGCGTTCCTGTGGGTCGAGGGGTGGCGGGAGTCGGTCGTCGGCGTCGACGGCGGCGGGATCTCGTGGGTGATCTCGTTCGCCACCTCCGACTACTGTCGGACCGGAGCTCCGCCACAGTGGGACGACCTTCCGAGCTCCGTGACGTGGGACACGATCGACCCGGCTCGGACGTGGGACAAGTCGACGTGCATCCCGCCGCAACCGTCACAGGGTCGGTGGCACGACGTCCCGGCGTCGCTCCGGTGGGACGCGGATCCGTCGCTCACGTGGGACACCTGGCCGTACTGATGAGGAGCTGACATGTCGACCCTGACGACCCCGCGCTACGGGTTCCCGTACCCCGACGGGACGGAGCGAGTGATGGATGGGGACAACGCGATCGGAGCGCTCGCGACCGCGGTCGAGTCGCTCCTCTACCCGTACCTGACCGGCTTGAGCCCGATCTACTACCGGGCGACGGGTCAGCTCGTGCTCACGAGCGCGGGCGACGTGATCGTCCCGGGGATGAGCGTCCCGGGCGGCGGGTTCGTGAGCGACGGACCCGAGACGCTCATGCTCCTCGCCGCGACAGACTTCAACATCGTGACGGCGGGGGTCGGCGTGTGCTCTCACGCGGTGTTCGTCGACGGCGTGTCTCGAGGCGGCGGCGGATCGTTCGGGCTCGGACCGACCGGGGTCGGTCGGGCGTCGATCATGTCGCTCACGATGGCGGCGATGAACGGCGGACAGCACACGATCGACGTCCGCGCCAAGAAGTCGACGAACGCGGGCGTGGCGAACGTCGAGGTGGCGAGCGTGACGCTCGGGAACGTGAGTCAGTCGTACCTCTCGATCATGCGATTCAAGACACAGCCGACCCTCCTCCTCGAGATCGCGCGGATGATCGGACAGACGCTCGACCTCCCGGGCGTGATCCCGGCGGAGCTCGAGCGATGACGACCGACGAGCGACCCCGGCTCCGGCTCCCGCGACCCGACCGGATCCCGAACGCGTCGAACGAGCGGACCGTCCCGGAGCTCGACACGGGCGGGACGTTCCGTCCGGACTGGCGCAAACAGAACCCGGCGAGCGACCCGACCGAGCCGTACGGGTCGGAGTCGAGCGGGACCGGCGAGGACCACGGGTGGAGCAACTGCACCATGACCGCCGCCGCGCTCGCCTACGCGTACGCGACCGGCGACAAGTCGGGACCGTGGGGCGGCGACATGCGCCACCATCAGGACGACCTCTCGGGCGGGACCGACCTGTACGACGCGGACACAGCGTTCAACCGGCTCGGACAGAACCTCGACGTGTTGATCGGCGACGGGTGGTCCGCGCTCAAGGCGAAGCGCAACGAGGGGCGGGCGATCATCGTCCAGGGGGAGGGGAACGTCCCGGGCTCCGAGTCGTTCGACGGGGGTCACGCGTGCGTGATCGGGCTCGAGACAGCATCGGACGGCAAGTGGTTGTGGGGCGACCCGCTCGCGTCCGGGTGGCAGTGGGTCACCGAGTCGAGCATCCGCGATTGGTGCGAGAACCTCTCGAGCGGGATCTACTTTGCGGCGACGAAGGTCGCGCCGATGCCCGGCGGGTCGGAGCCCGCGCCACCGTCCGGAGGGACCGACATCATGCAAACGTTCTACGTCCCGACGACCCCACAGCTCGCGACCGTCGAGTCGGGAGCGTGGCTCTACCAGAACAGCGGACTGGACTCGAACCCGGCGAACATCCAAGTGGACCCGGGTCGCGACATGCCGTACGTGGGCAAGACGGGCGACGCGTACATCGTCGCGTACGTCAAGAGCGACGGGACCCGGACCGACGATTCCTACTGGGTCAAGCTCGCCGACGTGTCCGGGACGAAGCCCGACCCGAACGCGACCGGGGACTGTCCGGACTGTCCGGAGCCCGTCGACCCGACCGCCGAGATCGAGGCGGCGATCGTCGCGCGCGATTCCGAGTGGGAGTCGTGGCTCCTCGAGGGGTCGCCCGGGTCCGCGGAGTAGGTGGCGCGTCTGTGGGAGCTCGCCGCGCTGATGCTCGGGCTCGTCCTGGCGGGAGCTGTCCTGGCGGCTCCGGACGTCCCGCTCGAGGCTCGCGCGGGAGCGCTCACAGCGGTCCTGGCGGCGTTCCTCGTCATGTCGCGGACGAGTAGGCGGCGGAGCTGATCGCGGCGATCCTGGCGGCTCCTGGGAGGGTCCGGATCCGTGGACCACTTGTGGACCAAAGTGGACCAACATTCGGACCCTATCGGACCGCCCGGGCTCCGCCGTTGAGCACGGACGACCCGGATCCACGCTCGTCCCGCCGTTCTGGGGGACTGGTGGTCGTCGGTTCGAATCCGACCGCCCCGACCACATTCACGCACGAACCGAACGTCCGACCGGAATCGCCGGCGATCCTGTAGACCACTTGTAGACCACTCGACGGAGCTCGAGGACCTCGAGGACCTCGACGAGCTGCTACGGTCCGGGTCGCGACGACCTGGCGCGCTCGCTCCTCGAGTCGGTGTAGGTGCCACCTCGGGCGGCTCGCCGCCAGGTCGTCGCGTACCTGGCAGGACACGACGGAGCCCGGGTCCGATGGGCACGGACCCGGGCTCCTGATCGCTCGAGGACCTCGAGCGCTACACCGCCAGGACAGCTCCGGCGAGCTCGGCGTCGTCGAGCGTTCCCTCGTCGCGGATCAGGTGCCAGTAGGTCCGGAACGTGATCGAGGTCGACGCGTGTCCGAGGAGCTTCGCGACCCGCTCGATCGGGACCCTCGCCGCCAGGAGGTTCGACGCGTACGCGTGGCGGAGGTCGTGCCACCGGTACGCCCGGTCGAGGCGAGCCCGCCGACACGCGTCCGCGAACCAGTGGGAGACGGTCGACCCGGCGATCGGTTCGCCGAGCTCGTCGACGAACAGGAGGTCCGAGTCGTGCCACCGATCGCCCGCGACGAGCTCGAGGCGACCGCGCTCCGCGACCCACTCCTCGAGGATCGGGACGAGCGCTCGAGCGATCGGGACGTGACGGGCGGAGCTCGCGTTCTTGGTCCGTCCGAGGGTTCGGTCGCGGCGGTCGAGCGATCGCCGGACGTGGATCCACCGACCCACGAGGTCGAGGTCGTCGAGCCCGAGCCCGAGGAGCTCGGACTGTCGGAGCCCGGTCGACGCCGCGACGGACAGGAGGATCGCGAACGGTTCGCCCGCGACCGTCCGGATCACCCGGCGGACCTCGAGCTCCGTCGGGATCGGGAGCTCGAGCCCGACCCGGGACTCGGCGGCGTCCGTCCGGAGGACGTTGAGCCGCGCGCAGGGGTTCGCCTTGATCCGTCCGTGATCGACGGCGGACCCCATCGCCGAGCGGAGGGTCGAGAACGTGTTCCGGATCGTCCCGGGCTCGAACGGTCGCCCGTACCGGCTCGTCCGGGTCCCGAGCTCGGTGAACCGGAGCTCGACGAGCTCGCGCGAGACGTCGACGAGGCGGACGCGCTCGCCGAACAGCTCGACGATCCGGACGACGTTCCGGCGGTGCTCGTCGACGGTCGAGGTCCGGAGCTTGAGTCCGCCGACCCACAGCTCGAGGTACTCGGCGAGGGTCGTCCGCTCGTCGACCGTGACGGGCTCGGGGGTCGGGGCGTACCTGGCGGCGTACAGCTCGTCGACGGATCGCCCGTAGCGGGTGAACCGCTCGCCGCGCTCGGTCCACCGGTACTTGATCAGTCCGGGACGGTCGGCGACGCGGGTCATCCCGGACGGGAGGTCGTCGACGGCGGGCGTCGCTCGACGGGTTCGCTTGACGGGGTTCGGGTTCGGCATGGCTCGGAGCTCCTCTGTGTTCTGTCGGCGTAGGTGCCACCAGTAGAGTAGACCAAACTCGGAGCGAGCGTGTGCAGCGGTGGCGGAGCGCTTGACGAGCCCCGTCGGTGGGCGTAGACCTTCCGACAGCTCGAACCGAGCGCGCGAACCGACGGAGGCGGCGATCGCATGACAACCCGACAGACCTCGTGGCTCGATCACCCGGAGGTGGTCACCCGTCCCGCCGTCGTGCAGGAGCTCCGCCCGGTCGGGATCCCGATCCTCGAGGCGGCTCGATACCTCGGGGTCAGTCGGTGGACCGTGCAGCGGCTCCGCGGATCCGGCGAGCTCACCGGATTCCGGATCGGAGCCGCGGCGATGATCACCGTCGACTCGCTCGACGCGTTCGTCGCGAGACAGCTCGAGGTGGCGGCAACCGAGCGCGGACGGTAGGTGGACGAGCTGTGGACAAGTCCGCCGAACATGTCGACAAGTTCGCGACGAGCTCGTCGACGTCCCGCTCGTCCGGCTCACCCGAGCCCGCGGTAGCTCAGACGGGCGATTCGACACGGGGCGGTACGCTCGGGGACCGCCGCCCGTCCCGCCCCTCGAGGGCGGTGGAGGAGGGGCGGACCGTGTTCGGATCCTCCTCCCGACAGCTCACCGAGCGAGTGCTCCTCCGAGGCTACGGGCTCGACCCCGACGACCTCGAGCGCTCACTGATCGAGAGAGGTGGGAAGCGATGAGCTCGAGGTCCTGTGTGCGCTGTGGTCGACGACCTCGAGCGCTCGAGTCGTTCCTGTGCGTGGCATGTCTCGCCGACCCGGACGCGCATGTCGAGGCGGCGACCGCGCTGCACATCCCGGACCCGGACCGAGCTCGTCGGTTCGCGATCGAGGTGCTCGGGTGGGCGGGCGGGTGGGGTCGGTTCGACCGTGCTTGAGCGAGACGTCCGGTTCGCCGGGTGGAGTCGTCCGGCGAGCTCGACCGCGACGAACGTCGGACGGTGCCGCGGTTGCGGGGCAGCGATCCTGTGGACCCGGACGGCGGCGGGTCGACATGCTCCGCTCGATCGCGACGGGTCGTCACACTTCGCGAGCTGTCCGGACGCTCCGATGTTCCGCCGCCAGGTCGCCTCGAAGATCCGGCTCGGACCGTGATCCTCGTCGCGGTCCCGGAGCGGTTCGGACTCCCGGCGATCCCGAGCGACCGCGGGACCTGTGGTCGGTGTGGGGCGTCGGTGTGGGTCAGCCGCCGAGCGACCCGCGTCGACGGGATCCTGTGCGTCGTGTGCGCGATGGCGGTCGTGAAACCTGGCGACCTCCTCGAGCCCGCTCCGTGGGTCGTCGACGACCTGGCGGACGAGCTGATCGGCAAGCCGTGACGAGCCGCCGAGCTCCGGATCCGGACGACCTCGACCCGACGACGCCGGAACAGCGCGCGCTCCTCCTCCGGATGGGGCTCGTCCGGCTCCTCCGCCCGTACGTGGTCGTCGGCGACCTCGAGGTCGTCGTCGCGAGGGTCGTCGACCAGCTCGTCGCGGACCTCGAGGCGATCGGGTTCGACCTGGCGATCTCGTGGGACCGGACGGAGCCGGATCCGTGAGCCGTGTCTACGATCGCCGAGCTCACCGGCGAGCGAGCCGCGCGGTCCGCGGTCGTCCGTGTCACTGGTGCGGGCGACCCTCGACCGAGCTCGACCACGTGGTCGCGCTCGCCGACGGCGGGACGGGGTTCGACCCCCGGAACCTCGTCCCGTCGTGCGCGGCGTGCAACCAGCGGAGAGGGCGGGAGGTGGCGACCCGTCACGGACGCGGGCTCGGGACGAGCTCGAGGCGGTGGTAGCGGGTGAACGGTCAGGAGCTCAAAGAGCTCGGCATCGCTCGAGCGAGCTCGAACGTTCGGGCGGCTCCCTGGCGCGCGGTCGCTCGGATCCGCGTGCTCGAGCTGATCCGGCGAGGCGAGACGTTCACCAGCGAGGACATCACTCGGGACGTCGGACAGCCGCCCCACCCGAACCAGGTCGGAGCGCTCCTGTCGGGGTTCGCCAGGGCGGGACTGATCGTCCGGGTCGGGATGGTGAACGCGAAGCGAACGAACCAACACGCCGCGCTGATCGGCGAGTGGAGACCGACCGCGCGGGCGATCGTCGACGCGAGGGTCGAGGCTCGGGTCGTGGCACAGCGGACGCTGTGGGAGTGACCCACCGTCACGCGTGGCACGAGGTCGCCAGGTCGAGCGACAGGATCCTCGAGGGATGCGACGAGGGTCGGTGCATCGCGACCCGCACGACGTCAACGTCGAACGTCGGCAGACTCGGCGGCGATCCGTTGCAGGGTTCGAGCAACGAACGCCCGTTCTTTCTGAGTGTTGAGGTTGTGGCAAG